CGAAACGTGAAAGAATCAAAGCTGGCTCGAATGAGAAGATGCGTAAGGTTGGCTCAAAAGGTGCGCCAACTGCAAAGGCATTTAAACAAGCTGCGAAGACTGCGAAGAAGAAATGAAAAAAGACTCACGACTAACTAGAGCTGGAGTATCAGGATATAATAAGCCAAAAGCTACACCAAGTCATCCAACCAAGTCTCACGTTGTTGTGGCTAAGGTTGGTGATCAAATCAAGACAATTCGCTTTGGTCAGCAAGGTGTTAAAGGCTCTCCAGACGGAAGCAAACGAAACGAAGCATTCAAGGCTCGCCATGCAGGTAACATTGCTAAAGGCAAGATGAGTGCAGCATACTGGGCGAACAAGGTTAAGTGGTAAATGTCAGATCATTGGTTTGTTATAGCATTAGCTGTATTGGCTAATATTGTTTTGATAGTTAACGCAATTCATCATTGGTAGATATGGCAGGATTACTAGACGAAAATATGTTTGACAAGATGTCAGCTTGGGAAAAGGCTAAAGCCATCGGCTCTGGTCTCGTTTCTGCTGGCGGTTTTATGTTCGCACATCCTTTCCAATACAGTAGTCACAGCAACTATCCTGAACAACTCAAGCAGCAACTTGCAAAGCAAAGTCCCAATTTGGGACTAGTGAGAACCAACAGATCTCCACTAGACACAGCAATCAACTATGGTGGTGGATACCAGTTTGGTACATTGCCAAGCGTTGACTTAGAGAAGGCTGATAACTTGGCTAAGGCATATCAGCTCATTGATTACATTTATGCAGAGACTCCACAGCAAAAGCAAGATGCGTGGAAGGATTATCAAGAGAACATGGCTGGTGTTCGTGCAGCACTAGCAGACAAGCGTGTTGGTAAGAAAAAAGATATACCGACAATTTCAACTCAATATGCAAGAGGTTTTTAACAACTGGAGTGACCAACCAATAGGAGTCACAAATTATGGCAGCGAGAATAAGATCAAAACATCAAGCGGAAGTACGAGCTAGGATACAAGCGTCAGTGCTTATAGGATTATTAGAAAGCCATGCGATGGGAGAGATAGAGCTTTCATCAAGTCGCATTAAGGCTATTGAATTATTGCTGAAGAAATCAATTCCTGACCTTCAATCAATTGAACACATTGGTGATGATGATGCACCTATTGTTCATGTAGTTAAGTGGGCTGACGATGGAAGCTGAAGTTCTTGATGACCACATTGAAGTGGTTACAGAAATTCCATACAGCCCTAGAACTCCACAAAAGCAGATACATCATGCTGTGGAAAACAATCGTTTTGTGGTTGTTGTGGCGCATAGACGTATGGGTAAAACAGTATCGGCAATCAATGAGTTGATTAAAGCTGCTGTTAAGTGCAAGAAAAAGAATGCACGATTTGCGTACATTGCACCAACATACTCACAGGCAAAGCGAGTAGCATGGGATTACTTACAGGAATACACAAGACCACTAGGCGGCAAGGCTAACTCATCTGAGTTGCGTGTTGACTTCTTTGATGACAAGCGCATAAGCCTATATGGATCTGAGAATGCAGACGCATTGCGTGGTCAATACTTTGATGGTGTGATTCTAGATGAGATTGGGGATCAGAATCCAAAGATTTGGAATGAGATTATCAGACCTGCGCTAGCTGACAGAAGAGGCTGGTGTCTCTTTATTGGTACACCAAAGGGCAATAACCACTTCAAGGATTTTGCTGATCGTGCAAAGGTTACTAATGGATGGAAGTACCTAGAGTTCAAGGCAAGCGAGACAGGAATCATTGATCCGCAAGAGCTTGCAAGCGCAAAACAAGAGATGGGCGATGACAAGTACAAGCAAGAGTTTGAATGCTCGTTTGACGCACCAGTTGAGGGAAGTTACTACGGGACATTACTGAATGATGCAGAAGAGCAAAACAGGATTACGAGAATACCTTACGAAGAACTGGCGAGGACTGTTTGTGCGTGGGATTTGGGTATTAGTGATTCTACTGCTATCTGGGTGGCGCAGATAGTTGGTAAAGAGGTACGTCTCATTGACTTTTGCGAGAATCATGGTGTTGGTCTTGAGTATTATGTTGGCTGGCTGCGAGATCGTGGATATTCAGGCGGAGAACAGATCCTTCCGCATGACGTGGAAGTTAGAGAGCTGGGAACTGGAAAATCACGCAAAGAAATGTTGCTTGACGCAGGATTAGAGGTTACTGTAGCTCCTAGAGTATCAGTAGCTGATGGCATACAATCTGTAAGACGCATGATGCCTCGCTGCTGGTTTGATGAAGAAGGCACTAAACAAGGATTATCTGCATTGCGAAACTATCGCAGAGAGTTTGACGAGAAGCGCAATGTGTTTTATGACAGACCACTACATGACTGGTGTTCTCATGCAGCCGATGCATTTAGGTATTTAGCAGTCGGATTAGTTGAGGTAGACCATTCTTGGAGTAAACCACTAAACATTAACACGAACTGGATCGTATGATGGCTAGAATGAGCGAAGAAGAAATAAAAGTATTACTACAGATGGAGATAGACAACTCTATTGGCTATCTTGAGACAGAGACTGTGGAGGCACGAGCAGACGCATTGAATGCGTATATGCGCAATCCATATGGCAATGAGGTAGAAGGGCAGAGTCAAATTGTCACAGGTGAGGTTGCTGAGGCAGTTGATGGTGCTTTGCCACAGTTGATTCGTGTGTTTACAAGCAACGAAGACGCTGTACAGTTTGAGCCAGTGAATGATGGTGACGAGCCATTCGCAAAACAGGCTAGTGAGTTGGCTAATTGGGTATTCTACAAGCAGAATGATGGATTCCTGATCCTTCATAACTGGTTCAAAGATGCATTGATGCAAAAAGTTGGTGTCGTGAAGGCTTATTGGCAGTCAAACAAGGACACTAGCAAGGAAAAATACAAGAATTTGACCGAAGACGAGCTAACAATGTTGCTGTCTGATGGTGATTTTGAGATTGTTAAGCAGGAAACGATGACAAACATCGATGCTGCTGGCATGGAATACACCACTTATAACGTAACTATCCAAAGAACTAAGGATAACAGCCGAATTATCGTTGAAAATGTGCCTCCAGAGGAGTTTTTGATTGATAAACGTGCTAGAAGTATTGATGATGCTCAATTTGTAGCTCACAGACGCTTCGTGCCTCGTGGTGACTTGGTTGCTATGGGCTATGACAAGGATAAGATTGAGCAAATTCCTGCGTACGACAGACTGACATACGCTCCAGAGCGTTTAGCACGTTACTCCAATGGTGAAATCCCTGAGTACATCCCAGTTGATGACCCATCTATGCAAGAAGTTGAAGTTTTCGAGTGCTATATCAAGGCAGACTTCAACGGAATGGGATTTAATAGCCTACATCGCATCGTTATGGGTGGTGAGTTCATCCTAGAGATGGATGAGTGTGACTACGTACCTTTCCACAGCATTTGTCCGATACCAATTCCACATAAATTCTTTGGTCAGTCTCTCGCAGACAGGACAATGGACATCCAGTTAGAGAAAACTACTCTGACTCGTCAGCTTTTCAATAACTTGTACCTGACAAACAATGCACGAGTAGTTGCAGTTGAAGGACAGGTAAATTATGACGATTTACTTACTTCCGTTGCTGGTGGTGTGATTCGTGCAAAGAATGCAAATGCAGTTACACAATTAAATGTGCAAAATACTGCTGGTCAGACTTTCCCAATGTTTGAATACCTAGACAGCGTTCAAGCAAAGCGCACTGGTGTTAGCGATATGCAGCAAGGTTTAGACCCATCTATCTTGCAGAACACTACAGCTACAGCAGTTGCAGCCATGACGCAGCAATCCACAGGAAAGTTAGAGCTAATTGCTCGTATCTTTGCTGAGACAGGTGTCAAGTCACTGTTTAAAGGCATTCTGCACCTATTGTGCAAGTACCAAGACAGAGAGCAGACAATTCGCTTACGCAATCAGTGGGTATCTTTTGATCCTCGTGAGTGGTCAGACCAATACAATGTGACAATCAACGTTGGCTTGGGTAATGGTAATCGCCAAGAGCAGATTGCTACACTGCAAATGATTCTTGCCAAACAAGAGCAAATCATTCAGGCATATGGTGTAAACAATCCATTAGTTAGCTTGAGCCAGTATCAGAAGACACTTGCTCGCATGATTGAAATGGCTGGCTTCAAGGACACAAGTTCATTCTTGAATAACATCACTCCAGAAGTTGAGCAGATGGTTGCACAACAGGCAATGGAATCAGCACAATCAGACCCTACAACTGAAGCAGCTAAGATGTACGCAGAAGTTGAGAAGTCTAAGGCAGAGCTAAAAGCAGCAGCAGACGCAGCTAAGAATGACTTAGAGCGTGAGAAGATGGCTGTAGAAAATGCTCGCAAGCAGTTAGAGATGGAGCAAAAAGCAGCAAAAGATAGTGCAGAGCTGGCATTGAAAGAGTTGAAGTTGTACATAGAGGCAGCTAAGACTCAACAAAGTAATGACTCAGCTCAATTGGACTCTGTAATGAAGGCGATAGGTACATTGCAGAATATGACAAAAAGTGATATAAATGGCTTGATGTAAAAAGGAAAAGTTATATGGGAAGCAAAAAATCAGGCGGTAGTAAATCTAGGGTAGTTGATCCGTTTCCATATACACAGCCAGAGGTCTTTTATGATCCAGAGGCTGGTATGTACTATGCCTTGACAACTACTGGAAGAGGCAGAAACCAACAGACACAGAGAACAACTAACTTCTCAATGATTCCTATCTTGAATCAAGAGGCTTTGAAGGCTGAAGAGAATATTTACGTTCCTACATTGGCTGAGATGTTTCCAACATTGCAGTCTCCGTTAGCTCCATCAGCATTATTGGATGCGCAAAATGCGGTAAATCTTAATGCGGGTGCTGGTGCTGGTAGATTTTTAGGTTTATTAGGAAACGCTCCTACACAATCATGACAAAAACTGAATGGGCTATTAATTTACTTGATAGCGAACACTTTAAAGAAGTTTTCAAAGAATTAAGAGATGTAGAGTTAAGCAAAATAGTTAACTCCACTCAAGATGACATCCAAGTAAGAGAAAATGCTTACTTGATGATAAATGCTTACAACAAAATCTACTCTTCGATTGAAGCTATGGCTACTGAGAAGAAGATGGTTGAGAAGCGTTTTAAGATTTGGTAAATATCTTACCAAACGTTAGCCAAGCGAATTGGCATATAAGGAAATAAGCAAATGGATAACACCAACCCAAATGGGAGTGAAAATCAACAGCCATTAGGCACAATTAATGAGGCAGCAAGTTCATTCTTTAACTTACTAGGTGGCGATGAAGAACCCGTTGAAGGGCAATCTGAAGAGCAACCAGAGGGCGAAGTAGAACTTTCAGGTACAGAAGATGCACTGGAAGATGATGTAGAGTACGATTCAGACGAGGACTCTGACGAAGAACAGCAACCTGAAGAACCTAAAAAGGCTCGAATCAAGGTTAATGGTGAAGAGTTAGAACTATCCGAAGATGAATTAATCAACTTTGCTCAACAAGGTGTTGACTATACCAAAAAAACGCAACAGTTAGCTGAACAACGCAAGGCTCTAGAAGCTGAAGCGCAAGCAGTAACACAGGCAAAGCAATTACGAGATGCTTATGCTGAAAGGTTGCAAGTCATTGAGCAGATGCTGTCGGCTCAAGGGCAAGAGGAAGACCTAGAGACTCTCAAGGAGTCAGATCCTATTGGATATGCTGTAAAGGTCGCTGAAATTCAGCAAAGAGAGAAGCAACTTCAGGCGGTTCAGGCAGAGCGTTACCGCATTGCTCAAGAGCAACAAGCGGAACAAGCCCAGCAACTAGAACAGTTCATGAAGCAGCAAGCACAAGAGCTTTCTAAAATGCTTCCTGACTATGCAGATCCAGTTAAAGGTGAATCACTTCGTGCAGATATGCGCAAGTTCGCTAAGAGCGTTGGCTTTTCTGATGAAGAGTTGTCTATGGTTCGAGATGCTCGTCAGGTCATGACATTGTATAAAGCAATGCAGTATGACAAATTACAACAGGCTAAACCGCAAGTTAACAAGCGTGTTAGCGAAGCTCCCAAGACTCTGAAGTCTGGTAATGGTGTTAAAGCAACAGACGCTGACAAAGTCAAGAGAGCAAAACAACAACTCCGACAAACTGGCAAAGTTAAAGACGCTGCCAGAATATGGGAACAATTTTTATAAAGGATTAAAAAATGGCTACATATCAAACCTACCAAGCAGTTGGTCAACGTGAAGACTTGATCGATGTGATTTACAACATTTCTCCTACAGACACTCCATTCATGAACTCTGTAGGCAAAACAAACGCAACAGCTCGTTTGCACGAGTGGCAAACTGACAGCTTGGCTGCTGTTAACGTAAACAATGCAGCAATCGAAGGTGCAGATGCTTCTTCCGCTACATTGTCTCCAACAGTTCGCTTGGGCAACCGCACACAAATCTCCCAAAAGACCATCAAGATTTCTGGTACTTTGGATACAGTTAACAAAGCTGGTCGCCGTTCTGAAAAGGCTTACCAATTAGCTAAGGCTTCTGGTGAGTTGAAACGTGACATGGAAGCTATCTTATTGAGCAACCAAGTTGCTGCTGATGGTAACGGCTCTTCTACTGCTCGTACATTGGGTGGCTTGCAAACATGGTTGAACTCTAACTACAATGGTACAGGCACTGCTGGTTCTGGCGGTACTACTGCTCGTGTAACTGGTACTGACCGTGCATTCACTTCAACTTTGTTGAACACTACAATGCAATCTTGCTTCACAAATGGTGGTTCTCCAACAATGTTGTTCGTGACACCAGCTCAAAAGGTTGTTGCTTCTACATTCACTGGTGTTGCTACACGTTTCCGTGATGTACCAGCTTCTCAACAAGCACAAATCATCGCTGCTGCTGATGTATACGTTTCTGACTTTGGTATCATCCAAATCGTTCCAGATCGTTTCATCCCTAACACAGACAATGATGACTGCGCATTCTTGGTTGATACAGAGATGGCATCTGTTGCTTACTTACGCCCATTCCAAACTAATGAATTGGCTAAAGTTGGTGACTCCGAGCAAACTCAGTTGTTGGTAGAGTACACTCTCCAAGTTAACAACGAAGCAGCTCACGGCATTATCGCTGACTTGACCTAATCGTTAAGGAAAGAGGGGGAGAAATCCCTCTCTTTTTAACATGACAGACAAAATCATATCAAACGGCATTACCCAAACAGAATTCTCAGATGATGGTGATCAATTAATCATCACGCAAAAGCAAGACATTACTGGAATCATTGAGGCAAACAAGCGAGACTATGCCGAAACTGATGCGAAGACAAAATGGGGCGATACACTAAACAATCGTGTTGCTCGCATACCGCTAACAGTATTTGCTGAATTAGAAAAACAAGGAATTACAAGAGGCTTCACTATCATTGATATGAAGCGTTTTAAAGAATGGCTGAATAATCCTGACAATCAGGTATTCAGAACTAGAGCAGGAAGAATCTAATGGATCTATCTACTTATTCTGGATTAAAGGCTGCGGTTGCAAGCTATCTTGCTCGTGGTGATTTAACTAATGAGATACCTGTATTCATACAGTTGGCTGAGAATCGCTTACGCAGAGACCTTAGAATAAGACCAATGTTGAAGGTTGCGACTACAACTACTGTCGCTAACGATGCAACAGTGCAAATTCCTTCAGACTTCTTGCAAATGCGTGACCTGCACATAAACAATAATCCAATTACTGTTTTGCAATATGAGTCACCAAGCAACTTTTATAGAAATACATTTTCGCTTATCAATGGAGTTCCTAAACAGTACACATTGCTATCTGACCAATTTCAGTTAGCGCCTATACCTGACAGCGAAATGACGCTTCAGATGTTGTACTATGCAGCTCCACCATATCTAAGCGACTCAAATTCATCTAATGTGTTTTTAGTTAACTGTCCAGATCTGATACTGTATGCAGCTCTTGGAGAGGCAGCGCCATATTTGATGGATGATACAAGACTGCAAACATGGAAAGCAATGTACGATGTCGGTGTTCAATCACTGACAGTTTCAGATGATCAAGGTGAGTATGCTGGTTCACCACTAGCAATTACTCTATCTACTAGATAAAGGAAAATATTATGAGCTTCAAAGAAAAAGTGAATATGGCTGATTCTTGCGATGCGACAGTAGTTCGTGGTGCTACTCACTCTGAGGTTACAAGCATTACAGGCTATTACACTGTAGAGTGTCGTGATGCAGAAGGTAACTTAAAATGGACTGATGACATCCACAATCTTGTGACTACTGTAGGCAAGAACAAGACAATGGATACAATCTTGGGCAATACTGCTGGCGGAGCTGTTTACATGGGCTTAAAAGGCACTGGGACTGCTGCTGTTGGCGATACTCAAGGTTCTCACTCAGGTTGGTTGGAAGTTGGTGGCGCTAACGCTCCAACATACTCTGGCAATCGTCAGACACCTACATTCGGTGCAGCATCAGGTGGCGCAAAGGCTACATCAACTGCTGTTGTGTTCACGATGACAGGTTCTGGAACTATCGCAGGTTGCTTCATCAATATCGGTGGTTCTGCAACTAAGGATGACACTACTGGCACATTGTTTAGCGCAGGTGACTTTACAGCAGGTTCTAAGACTGTAACTTCTGGCGATACATTGAGCGTTACATATACCGCAACTGCTGCTTAATAGGAGCGCATAATGCCTCTAGTAGTAAAAGATAGGGTAATGGAGACTACATCCAGCACTGGCACTGGCACGATTACGCTTGGTGGTGCAGTTGCTGGATATCAGTCTTTTTCTGCTATTGGTAATGGGAATACAACATATTACACAATCGCAGGTGGTACTGAGTGGGAAGTTGGTATTGGAACTTACACTGCTTCAGGCACGACATTAAGTCGTGATACTGTTCTTGAGTCTTCAAATGGCGGGTCTCTAGTAAACTTTAGCGCTGGCACAAAGAATGTATTTGTAACATATCCTGCTGAAGAATCTGTTGACCAAGATACAGCGCAAACATTAAGCAATAAAACTCTTGCGTCCCCAGTAATAACTAACTTTGCTGAGTTCCCAGACGGAACTGCTTCAGCTCCATCAATCACAAATACAGGTGATACTAATACAGGCATATTCTTCCCTGCTGCTGATACTATTGCATTCACTGAGGGTGGTGTTGAAAGTATGCGCATTGACGCAAACGGCAATGTAGGGATAGGTACGAGTAGTCCAACCAGCCCTTTAGTTTTGTATAGAAATTCAGCTACTTCAGTATCGATAAATGTTGGTAATAGTATTAACTCATGGCTTTCAGGAATCGATAGCTCTGGTAATTTTGCTAATTACACCAACAACACATACAACTATATTATTTCTACCAGCGGCACAGAACGTATGCGTATCACAGCCAATGGTGGTGTGGCTTTTGGCGGTGCTTCTAACTTTGGGACAAGTGGACAAGTATTACAGTCTAATGGCGATGCAGCTCCAAGTTGGGTTGACAGTGGATTTGCCTCTGGAACTCGTTTGGCATTCCAACAAACATCAGCTCCTACTGGATGGACAAAAGATACAACTGCTGCAATAAATGATGCTATTTTAAGACTGGTTACTGGATCTGTTAGCTCAGGAGGCTCTACAGCATTTAGTACATTTAATGGTCAAACTGCAACTGGCGCATTTACATTGACCACGAATGAAATTCCAAGCCACAACCATACAGTAACAACTAGTAGTAGTGGTACTTTTGGCTCTGCTGGTGTCGCTGGTCGTAATACTGGTGGGCCAGCTCAAAACACAAGCTCAACTGGCGGTGGTGGATCACATAGCCACTCTATGACAACTAACATTAAGTATTATGACTTTATTATCGCAAGCAAAAACTAACTTATGGATTTAAGAGACTACATAGTTGTACTTAGAAATAAAGTTCCTTTTAAATTATGCGATGAAATAATTAATGAGTATGCAAACTCATATGAATGGAAAGAGGCTGAGGTATCAGCAGAAGAGAAAATTAACAAGATGACTAGAAATTGTTATGTAATTTCTATGTCTGCAAAAAATGTTATAGAGTTGAATGAGTCTGTTAGGCTAGATTTAGACAAAAAAGTATTCAATGTTGTTGGTGAGTGTATAAATGAGTATGCGTCTAAATTCCCTCACTGTAAAATATCTCAAGACGCAGGATATGAATTATTGAGATACAAGCAAGGATGTTTTTATAAAGAGCATATTGACTCATTTACAGAGATGTTTAGATCAGTATCATGCTCATTGCTTTTAAATGATGATTTTGATGGTGGGGAGTTTGCATTTTTTGATGGCTCTGAGATATACAAGTTAGGGAAGGGTGATGTTTTAATGTTTCCTTCTAATTTTATGTACCCACATGAGGTGAAAAAAGTTAATTTAGGGACTAGGTACTCTATAGTAACTTGGTTTAACTAAAATATATTATGGCTAAAGATGCTAAAGTAATATGCCCACTGATGGGCGGAGAAGAATGTGTTGAGGATGGCGCTATTAGAAACGGAGAGCTTGTTAAATGCCGTTTTTGGGTTATAGTGCAAGGAAAGCATCCACAAACAGGAGAAACTGTAAATAATGGTGATTGTGCAATGGCATGGACTCCTGTATTGATGATTGAAAATAGCAAAGTAAATAGAGAGACTGGTGCTGCTGTTGAAAGTTTTAGAAATGAAATGGTAAAGGCTAACGAGACTAACACTAAAGTTCTATTGGCTGCTGCTAAAAGCAGCAATATGATGATTGAGGTAAAAGATGAGACTGACAATTATACCTATTGATGGTGCTGTTTATGTTGATGGAGTTTGCTTTTCTGGATTATTGCTAGAAGGAATCCCATCAGACGTTCATGCATTGCAATGGTTTGATACTAAGGGGTGGATTGAATATTCTACAAATCCATTTTCATCTGAAAAGAAACCTAACGAAGAGATAGAAGAGCTTCCAGATTGGGCTAATTTGGCAATATCTTCTTGGGAAGAGGCAAATAGTAATCAGCAACAAGCGATTTTAAATGAAGGGCAATAATGTTTGGGATAGCATCATTTGCTGAACTACCATTCTCATCATTGCCTTTAGGTGGAATTGAGTATGCGGTTGCGGTAAATGAGTCAGTTACTATTACTGAAGTTCAAGACAGAACAGCCCAGTTTGTTGGATCAGTTAGCGAATCTCAGACTTTAACAACAGATGAGAATGTTTTAGCGCAGTTTGCGTCTGTTCTAAATGAGACACAGTCTTTATCTGATGCTCAATCTGTTATTGCTGCATTCTTTGCAAATAGAGACGAGTCTCAAACTTTAACAGATGCAAGCACTGGAAATGTTAATTACCCAGTAGATACAAGCGACTCAGTGATGCTTACAGATTCTGAAGACGTATCTGTAAACTTTGTTGGTAACACTAGCGAGTCAACAACACTCACTGACTTAAATGTATCAAAATATGATTTTGTTGGAAGCACGAGCGAGTCTACATCGTTAACTGACAATCAAACAGGTAACTATAGTACAAGCTCAAGCATTAGCGAGACATTTACCTTAACAGATACGAATGCAGTTACTGCTCAGTTCTATGTAACGCAAAGTGGAAACTCAATATCACTTTCTGATGTTGAAAATGTGTCTGCTGGTTTTACTGGATCGACAAGCGAATCAATCACTCTCTCTGACTTAATGGCAGGTGGATTTGCTTATGTTGTAGATGCAAATGAGACGATAACTATATCAGATCAACAAACAGGTATATTATTGTTCTTGGCAGACATATATGAGCAGATGTCGTTAATATCTGCCGAGAGCGCAAATGCTCAGTTTTATGTTGCTCAAAATGACAATTCGGTTAATATGTCAGATGAGTATGGGTTAGTTGGTTGGTATGTAAGTCCAGAAAACATATACATATGGAATCAGGCAACAGAATCAGCCAACACATGGGCTGAAATAAGTGAAAATAGCAACACTTGGAATCAAGTATCAGAATCAACTAACACATGGAATAATGTTGCTTTCAACAGCAATACATGGGAAGAGGAATAAATCATGGCAAAAAATAAGGTAAGCGAGTGGAGTTCAACAGCATCAAATAACACTGATGTTGGCGGAATTGATATCGCAGAGGGTTGCGCACCAAGTGGCATAAACAATGCTATTCGTACTATGATGGCTGAAATAAAAGACTTTCAGTCAGGTGCGTCTGGCGATGATTTTACTTGCGCTGGTACTTTGGCTGTTACTGGTGGATTTACACTTGATGGCGCTGCTGGAACTGCTGGTCAAGTTTTAGTATCTGCTGGGTCTGGGAATACTCCAACATGGGGAACTGGCATCCCATCAGGTGTTATTGTTATGTGGTCTGGATCTATTGCATCTATTCCTAGCGGATGGCTATTATGTAATGGTACTAGTGGCACTCCAGACTTGCGAAATAGATTCGTAATTGGCGCATTCCAAGATAACTCTGGTGTTGCTAACACAACAATCACAGGCGCTAACACACTAACTGGCGGTAGCAAAGACTCTATTGTTGTAAGCCATACTCATACATTCTCTGGAACAACAAGCACAGCAGGTTCGCATACGCATAACTATAGACTTGGTCAGAGCGATACAAGTGGCAATAATATAGAAAATGGATCTAATGTTGGCGCATATCTAAATAACGGAGATATTCAAGCAGCAGGAGACCACACACATACTGTCTCTGGCACTACAGATTCATCTGGAGCAAGCGGAACTGACGCAAACCTAGTTCCATACTATGCACTAGCATTCATTATGAAGGCTTAATATGGCAACTCAAAATATCACATTTACAGAATGGACTCCAGATCAGCCTAGCATTATTACAAACTTGTCTAAGGCTGAAGGTGTATTCCCAACTGCAATTGGATATTCTCCGTTTCCTTCTGCTGTTGATTACTCACAAGCAGCTACTGAGAGCTTAAATAACGCTTTTGCAGCTAGATTCAGTGCAACAAATACAATATTTGCTGGTGGATCTACAAAGCTGTTCAAGCTAGATGGCGCAGATTACAGCATGGACAATGTTTCCAAGTCAGGCAATTACTCTGGTGTCAGTAGATGGAATTTTGTCCAATTTGGTGACACTATACTTGCTGCAAATAATATCAATAAGCTCCAATACTACACAATTGGCTCATCATCAACATTTAATGATGCAGCAGCAGCAGCTCCAATATCAAAATATGTGACTATTGTTCGTGATTTTGTTGTATGCGCAAACTTGAATACTGGAGATGATTCAGCAACTGTACAGTGGAGTGATATTAATGACTTCACTGACTGGACTGCTGGTGGAGCAAGCCAAAGTGATATCCAAATCATCCCAGATGGAGGCAACATAACTGGGTTATCTGGAGGCGAGTTTGGTCTTATTTTCTTGCAAAGAGCTATTGTTCGTATGTCTTACATTGGCTCTCCATATTTCTTCCAATTTGACACCATTACACGAAATATTGGCTGTATTGAAGGAAATTCAATTGCACAGCATGGCTCTGTTACATACTTCTTAGCAGAAGATGGCTTCTATGCTTGCGATGGAAGGTCTGTAGAGGCTATCGGAAATGAAAAGGTAGACAGATTTTTCCTAAGAAATGCAGATCCATCGGCACTTACTAATATGTCTGCAACAATTGATCCTTTCAGAAAGCTAGTTATCTGGAATTACAAAGATGTTTTTGCTAAACGTCAGCTATTGATTTATAACTGGCTAACTAAAAAATGGACAAGCTGTTCAACCGATACTGATTATGTGTCATCAATTGTATCTACTGGATTTACGCTAGAAGGCTTAGACTTCCCATATGAAATAGATGCAAGCTCAATGGTTGCTGGAAAGCAATATACAATCACAAATCTTGGATCTAGTGTTAACTGGACTTCAATAGGCTCTGCAACGGCAGTTGTTGGAGCTACATTCACCAGAAACTCAACAGCTTTGACTGGAAGTGGTGGCAAGGTAATTGATTTAGAGGCTGCAACTGCTGCTGGTTACACATTAGACACCATGACAACTTCATTGGATAGCTCACTATACACTGGCGGTAAGTTCTTATTGTCTGGAACTCGTGGAACTAAGATTATTACTTTCACTGGAGCAAACTCACCAGCTCAGATAGATACAGGTTATGTTGGAAGTCAGTACAATTCAACAGTAACGCTTGCTAGACCAATTGTTGACAATGGATCTGCCGATGTTGCAATCCTATCTGTTAATTTGTTGTCTGAAGTCAAGGACTTTAGCTCATATACTAGCGCAAATTCTGAAAATAGAGTACCATTGAGAAGCAACGGAAAGTACCATAAACTGTCTATCAAGCCAACTGGCGCTAGATGGTCAAATGCATTGGGTGTTGATATAGAGATTGCCCCACAGGGAACTAGATAATGGCTGTAGTAAACCAGCAATATCGTAAACTTATACCATCAGGTGCTACACCTCGTGAAATATCAGAGGTAGTGAACAATATTCTAGATGGGAAGACAAATAATGTTGGCTATGTTACTTTAAACACTGGCTGGGCTACTACAACAACGATATATAACGAGCGTATTGGTACTGATTCATATATTGGAATCGTGCCTTCATCAGATTCAGCAGAAGGTGATAAGCTGCCTTATGGGTCTATATCAAGCACAGCAAACCAGTACGCTACTACTGCAACTGCATTTACATTTAACACGACTGATTTCGACAATGGTGTTTACCTGTCATCTAATAAGATGTACTTTAGAAACGCTGGTGTCTATAACTTGCAGTTTAGTATTCAGTTTGCCAATACTGACTCTCAGATACAAGAGGCTGATGTATGGTTTAAGAAAAATGGCACTAACGTTGCTGGGACTGCAAGCAAATACTCAGTTCCAAACAAACATGGGTCAGTTAATGGTTATTTGATTGCTGTAGCTAACTTTTTTGTAGATGTTTCTGCTGGTGATTATGTTGAGCTGTTTTGGAGTGCCACGTTATACGCAAACTCAGGTGGCACAGTAACAGGTATATTTGTTGAAGCAAATGCAGCAGCAAGTCCAAGACCAGCTATACCTAGTGTTGTTTTAACTGCTCAGTACAATCAGGCTTCTGCATCAACAAATGTTTATGTAAGCAGTCAACAGCAAGGGCAAGCAACTTTGACCCACTTTGCAAATAACACTGCAGACAAGACATACAAATATATTGTAGTAGGATAATGGAATTTATATACGTTCCTCCTAGCGAACTGAGAACTGAGTGGCAATGGGTTCGTGATGGATTAGAAAAGGTAAGAGCTAAAGGTCACTCAGATTGGTTGTCTGAAGATGTGTATTGTGATTGCTTTG